AAACCGGTGACATTCTTCACCACCTTGGCGCCGCCGCGGTATGTTTCGCCCAGGCCATTGATCGCGCGGAAAGCCAGCAGGGAATCGCGCGCCCCGCCATGACGCCAACGGCCCGAGCCGCTGGCATCGGCGGACGCCGCACCGCCCAGATACAGCTAACGCGGGCCGGCATTAAGAGCATCTCGGCAGTAGCAGAACCGCTGGCCGACATACATGCCGCCGTTACTTACGTAGAGATAATCGCAAGCACCGAGTGCGGATGAACCATTGTAAGGAGAAACCGGATAAGCTCCATATCCATCCTGTAATTGATAAATCGTAGGATAGACGCCTTGTGCAGATGTTCCGTAGTTATATCCGGTATTTGTAAGTTCTGTCGCTGTCTCGGTATACTTATATCTGTCGGTAACATACAGGGCGCCGCTGCTTGTCTGCGTATATGGATCTCTCTGGTACTGGTTATAAGTGCCGAGTACCATCGAATGGAAAATCTTATTCCTGCTCTTTGCATCCGATGTGCCGTAGAATTGTCCTCCGGCGACGACCTGGTTGGAAAGCACCCCGTAATTCGTGCTATCCGAGCCGTTGTATCCATTCGAGTTTCCTTGCCCGTAGGCTCCCTGCAAATCGCTTGTCTTTGCAAGCATCATCATGATGTCGATCAGGAAGTTCACGGCCGGACCGCCGAGGAACATGTGGCGAGTACCGTTTGCTTGCAGATAGCTTCTCTGCGTAGCCATGGTTTGGCTCTTTGACGGATATGTGCTATTCGCTATCGGGCGAAGGCTTGTCGTATCGGATCCGTAGAACATCGGTATCCAGAAGCCTTCCAGTTCGTTACCATCCGGATCAATGAATCCCTGCGGCTTATATGTTGAATCTACCTGATAATCCGAGAAGATAACATATCGGTCTGTCCCGCTGATGGTTTCCTTCTTGTAGAGTTTCTGGCTCCATGAGAATGCACCTCCTGCATAGCTTGTGTTATTGACATCGCTTGCTGTCGTGCCATCCACTTTCTTCGTGTAGTCCGAGGAAGAAAGCTCATAATCGACCTCGCCGGAGTTCTTGACCATGTACGGCTTATTGGCTAAAAGCCAGGGCCATTCCGACCATCCACCATAGGAAGCCACGTGCGTCGATGCGAGATCTACCGTCAGAGGCGTATAGTTCGCATTCTCGTTCGTGTACTCGATACGGCTTGCCGGATCCGTCGTCGCCATGTGTTCGATGAATCCCCAAAGATGATAAAATGAGCAATTCGCAGTATAAGTTGTTCCATTAGTCTCAATGTCTACCGTAGATGTAGACGTATTGCTATTGAGCGTAGCCGTACAAGTATAGGAACCCGGATTCGTGATTGCAAATTCAATCACCCCTGTACTTCCTATCGTTCCGCTGAAACTATCCGTCCCTGTAACCGTAACGGAAGCCCCTTCTGAACTTTCGACATCGAGCGTACAGTTAAATGTACTTCCGCCACCCGAAGGAAAATATGTCTTTATCATGCAGGTTCACCTCCTACCTCTACGATGACAGGTAAATCAATCGTAGGAAGACTTTGCGCTTCTAGCACGATGCTATTTACTGCTTGAGAGCTTCCGGTAATCATCGATTTTGCCATCGCTTTAACTTGTTCCGTTGTCAATCCCATCGCCGCATATACGCTTACAATCTGTGTCGCCGTGCATGTCACAGAAGAAATCGTGTAGGTGTACGGAGCCGCTGTTCCAACCCATGATGCCGCCGCCAATGTCACAGCCGTCTGTGTAGGTCTGGGAGCTTTGGACGATAAACTCTGCATTACCGCCTTATTCTGAACAGGATTTGTAGACGTGTCGGAAAGAGCAGAATCCACCACGTAATCCGATATTTGACTTACTGTGTGGGTATGACTTATGAGCGCAAACTTTAATTTCGCTTGCGCCCATAAAGTAGACAATCCACTTGAATCAAGGAATTTACTCATTCCGTCACCTCATCATGCACAAATAGCCGTGATCTCCGCTGTTGTCATAGCATCTACCGTAATGTTGGAACCGAGAGCGTCCCATGCGGTGCCTGTCCATGCTACGTTCATACCAGCCGCACCATAAGATGATGCCGCCACGATGTTGTATACATATCCTGTTGTAGAAGTTGTAGGTAAATCTGCTTCCGTTGCTACGCTCCCAATATACTTATATGCGGATGCAACTGCCGTTGCGATCAGAGCATTGACGTTATCCGCTGTCTGATAACCGCTGTCATTAGAAAATGCAGATACCGCTGTCGGCTTATTGAGTATTTGAGCATCTCCAGAAGGCGCACTCCAATCCGCATTGACGTTTACTTCCGCTCCTGTTGCGATACCTGCAAGTTTTGTCTTTTCGTCCGAAGTGTAATCATTCGTGGAAAGTCCTTTACCGGACACCACGTCAACCTTGTTTGCGAGTGCCGCCGTGATGACCTTGTTCTGGACCGCATTCGTGCTGGTGGTTGACATTGCATCGTCAATGGAAGAAACTGCCGTTCCGTTAACCGTCACAGTCTTATTCGTTGCATCTGTCACGAACTGTACGCCTGTACCGGCTACAACTTTCAGTCTGTCTGTCTTTGCAGTTGCCGTTACGTCTGTCGTATCAAATTCGACGATCTGATAAGCGTTCTGGTTAACTTCCGCACCAGCCGCAATCCCGGAGAGTTTCGTCTTCTCATCCGTTGTATAATCATTCGTCGATAAGTCTTTCCCTGTTACTTTCGCTACGAAACCGCTTTTGATAAGAGACCAAAGTGTTGTAAGTCCATTTGAATCAAGAAACTTGTTTGCCATTTTTAATTACCTCCTGATAGTTAATTGCAGATTGACATGATTTCATTTGTCGTTAACGCTTCATCTACCGATATGTCAGACAAGTTCGCCAGACTTAAATCATGACCGCCCTTATTCCCTTGCAAGGTAACGGCATTGATCTGCGGCTTGTTGGAAAGAAGATTATAATTCGATGTTCCGCTTCCGCTTGAATCTCCAAGCGTTACGGATAGAGTTTGAGTGGTATTAGCTACCGATACTCCAATCAGTTCAGCCATTATGCACCGCCTTATCCCATAACGACTTCTTAACAGCTATCGTTACGATTTGAGACTTTGGTACGACTTCAGACGCTTCATCTCCGAGGATTGCCATTACTTGAAACTTGCATTCCCCTGTATGAAAACTCAATGTCTCGTCCTGTGTAAGAGTAACAGTACCGACGCTTCCGCTTGTGGTCGGAGTCTTGTCTACAGTCACTTTTTCATTCGCAAATCGAAATATGACCGTACCCAAATCGGAATACTGAACGTCGTTATCCAGCGTCACCGAAAATGTTGGCGTTGTTCCTTGTATAAATTCTGCCATGATTCCTCCTTATGATGATGCTGTGAAATATCCATTGACTGTTGCCGTATTTATTCTTCCGTAATAAGCGTATGGATAATTCTCGTTATAGGCATATCCATTACCACCAACTAGACTTGTACACCCATAAAACGTATTGGAACCGGAAGGTGAAGTCCAGCTTGTTGGAGAATAAATTGTTGAAAGATTCGATTGACCAATGAACATGTATTCCGCATATTTCAAATAAGGCATATTCGGTAATTTAAGATTAAGAAGCGATGGTGTAGTTTCATTGCAATAGAATCCTGATTCCATTTTCGTAACTTTTCCAAAGTTGCATCCTGACAAATCTAAAGTTGAATCATATCCTTTTGCATATTTGAAAATTTCAGTGAGCGTCGTCGCTTTAGAATAATCAATATTTGCTACTGTTGCATTCTTTACCAATGCGCCATTAAATGCATCCGACAAATCAACGGGTTGGAATGTAGATGGATAACTGCATTTGATAAGAGAACGACAGTTTTCAAACATCTGCGTGCAAGTCTTTGTCAATGACATATCACAACCACCAAAATCAATTTCCGTACAAGATGAAAAATCCATAAAGTAATTTTCCATGCTTGCAGGTGTGATAATTTTTCCACCGTAAATGTTATAGATATAAAGTTCATATTTCGGATTTCCTGCAACCGAGTAAGTACCAGCCATAATGCTTCCATTCTGCTCGACAGAAACATCAATCTTTGCTGATAACGCAGAAAAAACAGATGGAAGAATTGCATTTGTGATATGAACTTTACTGTAAGAAGACATTGAGTGATATATGTCACCACCCCATATTTTCTTCCCACTACTATATGCCATTAAGTTCCCGGTCTGCGCTGTCGGGTCATACGGGTCTGGAATAATAATATATTTTCCGTCCCAATAATCATCATAATCGTTATCATACGGCACTGTCTCCGTCGTTCCATCCGAACTGGGATCTTTTACATCAATATAAATTCCATGAATGGAACTGTCTGAATCATTGGCAGATATCGTAATCGTAACATCAGCTGAAGAAGATAAGACTTTAGCCAGGATCTCATGATTAGCTTCCGTTCCTCCATCAAACTTATGTTGGATGGTGAGTACATGCGATCCGGCCGTTTCATCTTCTGTATAAGTATCTGTCAGCGTACCGTCCAAATAAAGATTGACGATAATCTGTCCTGCGGAGGACATCGTATGCTGAAGCGTTAATTCATACAAATATGCTGCGCTTGTGTTGGTAATACTGTAATCTATTGTCGAAATGGTTATTTCTGTATTTGTAGCAGTAAAAGCATCAGTTGGACGATTTGAAAAGATTATCCACGAACCGCTGGACGAAACTTTAGAATTTCCGCTTGTCGATTTCTCAGTTGAAGTTTTTGCTTTTGCCAATCGGGGATCTTTACCAGAACCGGTAAGATTCATTGTACCGTTGAACTTCAGGACCTGATTTGTAACACTATAGACCTTTCCGTCAACGGCCTGACCACCTGAGAATGAAATCGTGTTTCCGTTTGCTAATGAGGGATCTATCGGAAGGGATGCTGTGAACGGAACGAACTTCATATTTGTGTTTACCGTACTAAGCAGACTATTCATTGCTGCTTTTCTTGATGCATATTGTTCATATTGCAGAAACGGATTTGCTCCCAGATCGAATGTAAATCCGGTTCCGTCATCTACACCATAAAGTTCGTCTTTTCCAGTACGTTTGTTTGTAGAATAGATTCCCACATAGTTCGTAACAAAATCAGAAATATCAGATGAATAACGCTCGTTCAGTGCAATCGTCTCATCGCTTGTCACTCCATAAGCAGAAAAGTAAAGTCTTCCTGTTTCCGTAATTCTTGCGCATGTTCCCGTCAGCTGCGCTATATAACTTATGACATCGCGCCAGGTATCAATATCGTTATCCTCATAGAGATTCAAAACGCGTGTTCCGTTCGTGAGCGCTCTGAAAATCGTAGAATCCGGAGCAGTAACGCTACAGGCAGTACAAGCTTCTTTCACCCAGAAAAACGCGGAATTCTGTACGGAAGTTGAGTTAAATTTCTTCTCAAACTTAACCATGTAGTCATAGGCTGTGATTTTAATCGTCTTCTGATCTCTGACAGCATCGCTTATTAAGAATATTCCGCACGGAATCTCTTCAAATGTTCCATCTTCCAGTTTGAGTCCAAAATAGATTTTTACGACAGCGTTATATAGAGTATAGGCGGAAATACTTGTCAACAGCGTCATTTCAAGTGTGCTTGCATATACAGATCCAATTTCAAGGTCATCGTTTCCGCATGTTGATCTAGTTATCTGGCCACTCTCCTTAACGATATCCTTATTGGTGAAATCGTATTCTGTTCCGGATGTCGTAACAATGGAACCATACCATTTGAACGTGCGAGTATTTGATTTTATTGCTGTTTTATAAGCTGCACTTGTCTCACGCATTTATTTCTCCATTATGATGTAGACATGTCTTGAAGAGTGAATGAAACGCTCCAATAATTTCCCGCACTTGTAGAGGCTTTCAGCGAAGGCTTGAAATCATCAATAAAAGCCGTCCAATCAATGAGAGCCAAAGTTGCCGGATCATAATACTTAACAGCTACCGTTGACTGGCTCTTGAAATTTCTCAACTTCTTAAGCCAGGTATCGGTAACAATCATGGAAACATCAATCGAAGGAATTCCCTCTCTAATAATGTCCCTATGCGTGGTCCCAGCTTCGGTAGTTTTTACTACGGAATAATCTGAATAGGATATCGAATAAGAACCCTGATTCAGCGGAACCTCTTCTGTGTTAATAAAAAGTTGCAGCATCATCTACCTCCGCTCCGGAGCGCATTACGTTTATTAGCCGTAACGACAATTCTGTCAATTTGTTCATTTCCGATATAAACCGGGATTATGGTATCTCCGCCATTCGTAACACTGCCTGAATCAATTCCGCTCTGGAGACCATTAGAAACTGACGAACGAATCAATCCATCTAATGTGCGTACTCCAACTACGGCTTCACTCCCGGATTCCCCAGCGCCAAGTAAAGTATTTCCACTTGAACCGAATATTGTCGCTCCATTTAATATCATTCCGCTTTCCATAGCACTCTGATACCATGAAACTTTAACCGTTGGAACCTCTTTAGTTTTTGCATCAAAGATTCCGGACATAGAGAAATGCGGAATTGCAAGATTTCCTTGCCTGAACTGCAGTTTTGTATTCGCAAATGCGGACATAATTTGATTGAGCGATGCTTTAATCGTATTCTGCGTTCGCTCCATTTGTTTCCATACAACTGCATTCATCATAGTAAGCGAAGAATTTATCATAGCCGTACCAGCCATAATAGATGTATTAACTCCAACAACCAAGACTAGTGCCGCCTGTTGAATGTTTGGTGCAGCTCCCTGAAATGCATTCGCAATCGCCCCGATGACATCTGTTGCGATATCTCCAAGAGCATCCAGCCCCGTTTGTACTATATCTACTGCACCGACCATTGTTTGAAGCGAATCAGATGCGCTCGATGCAGATCCAGCGATTCCCGCAACTGTTACAGACAGAATTAACATTGCCGCATCTAATGCAGCAACTCCTACAACTGTTAATGCTGTTGCAGCCAAGAATGCTGCGATTGCTATCGTACTGGAAGCAAATCCGGCAACAAGGACTCCTGTAGCGGCTCCTGCTGCTAAGGCACCTGGAGCAAATGCAAGTAATGAAGCTCCGAGTTTCGCAATTACCATTGCCGCAGGAGCACCAAAAGTCACAATTGTTGGAAGTTGTGTCGCGAGTAATGCAACTCCGGACGTTGCCAGAAATATTCCTGCACCGACCAAAGCAACTCCCGCTCCGAATGCAACCAATCCAACAGCCCCTGCTGTGAGTGCCGGAGCGAGTGCCATAGCTCCTAAAGCCATTGCCGCAATAGCCGCAATCATTAATACCATAGCGACTGCCGCACCCGGTCCTGCCTGCGAAATCGCAATGGCTGACTGGGCCAACAGAGCAAGTCCAACAGCTGCCAAGAGAATTCCAGCTCCAACTGCCACGATTCCTAATGCATTCTGGGATAATGATCCGACTGAACTGGATGCCGAAGAGATCGGTGCCGCTGCGGAAGATGCCGCAGATCCAAGTCCTCCGAGTTTCGATGCGATTCCTCCAAATACTGTACTAATTCCACTGACAGCCGGAGCGAGTGAATTGACAAGCATCAGACCAATACCAGCAAAAATAGCTATCGTTGCTGGTGCATTCGTCTGAAACGCGTTTCCAATTGCCGTCATAACTTCAGATCCGATTGCTCCCCAGTCTAGTTGTGACAAAGCACCAATGACCGCTGTAAAAATCTGTCCGATTCCGTTGATAAGCAAAGGTAAATTCTGAATCAGACCGGTTATCAGTGCTGTGATGATTTGAACCGCCGCATTAACTAAATCAGGAAGATACGGCTGAATCATGGTTGAAAAGTTTCCAATGACTGTAGGAAGTTGGTCAAGAATATTCTTCAACATCGGGAAGAAATTGTTCGTCAGAAAATTTGATACGGAATCCATCAGATTCTGCATCGGTTCCGTCATATCATTCCCTAAAGCAAGATTTCCGAGAAAGTCCTGCCATGATGCCTTCATCATGCTGAAGGACCCGGAAAATGTGGTAGATGCTTCTTTAGCTGTTGTACCAGTTATTCCAAGCTCTGTTTGAGCAGAATGGATTGCTTCGATAATTTTATCGAATGGAACATCTTTGACTGTCTTAGCGGTATATTCGACGCCGTCGCCCATGACTTTCGTATCATTGACAAGACGCGCCATTTCTTCTGCGCTTCCGCCATAACCTAATTTCAGGTTATCCAGCATCGTGTAATTCTGTTTTGCGAATCCCTGATAAGCATATGTGATGGAATCAATTGAAGTTCCCATCTTATTAGCATTATCAGACATATCTGTCATGGCCGTATTAGCAACATCCGCTGCTTTCGATGTATCTCCACCCATTCCTTGCAATAGAGACGCAGAGAATCCGGTCACGTTTTCCATATAAGTGTTCGCTGACATTCCAGTTGTCTGGAACGCCTTTGATGCATATTCTTCTACTTTCGACGCAGAATCCTTAAAAAGCGTCTCAATTCCACCAATAGACTGCTGCAGATTAGATCCTTCCGTAATGGATGATCCGATTGCTTTTCCAATTGCAGCACCGGAAATCGCGCCAACAGCTGCTGCAGCTAATTTTTTTCCAAGTGTAGTCCCTGAAGATGTTCCGGCAGAAGACGCTTCTCCGCTAATGGCACTTGATATAGATCCAGCGATTCCCTGAGCGGAAGGTATAATCTGCACATATGCTTGTGCAATATTCGTACCGCTATTTGCCATATTTCTCTTCCGCCTTTCTGATTATTTCCAAACGTTTCTTTTCAAACTCGTCTGCAGTTTCGAATGACGCGTTATCCGGTTCCTTATTTGCTTTGCTCAATTCTTCTACAATGGATTTCGGACGGTTTATACCTTTTTCTCCATCTTTAGTCTTGCTCCAAAGAATGAGAGACAGACGGTCAACCGCAGAAGCAATAAGCAGCGTTTCAGGTTTTACCTTTGACTTTGCAATAGACATTACGCATCTTGAATCAGACCGAAGCCCGGATGCAAGTGTCGCGATCAGTTCGGCTGGCATCCGGGTATAGTCATAAATGTGATAGGTTTCTGCAAGGTCACAGATAAGCGCATCTTCATCATTTTGTATATAGCAGGCGAGGACTAGGAGTTTTTTATTGCTTTGTTCTTTTCTCCTGCGATGGAAAGAATTTCATTAAGCTCCGTTGCAAAATCATTAACGGTTGCCATTCCGTTTGCTGCCTTCTTATCACAGTGTTCAATCAGTTTTTCCTGCTGATCTTCACCAAGAACAAGTATTTCCAGTTCATCCTCAGCTTCGGATGCTTCCATCCCAGCCTTACCATCGTCGCTCATCTTTGATGCGCGACTGATACGCGCAAGGAGTTTCATAAACCGCTTACTCTTTGCGACATTCTCGTCAATCGTGAACTGGAATCCGCTCTTTGTCTTTCCTGTTATCATTTTCTACTCCTTATGCCTTTAAAATATACTCATAATGAGTCTGTCCTGAAGCATCCGGCATACCTGAAATTGTTGTCTGATATCCGACCGCATCAGAGTCATCGTATTTGATGTCGCCGACTTCTGTCACTTTTCCATCCGGAATGACAATACGCTTCAACGCACCATCACGCATAATCATGTCGATGACCCATGCACATTCCGACTGTTCATCTGAATTTGCCTTTACGGTAATTCCGGTTGAAAGCGTTCCGGTTACGTTATCATCACCATAGACGGCTTTCAGAACTTCAACATTTAACGCTTCAATCAGTGTGAACTGGAATGTATCTTCCTTCTCTGACTGAATGGTCATGACAACAGCTCCACCCCATGCTTTTACCTTGTCGCTCTTCGGAGAGTTTGAATTGGTTGTCCCATCTTCAGAACAATAACCAAGGCCTTTATAGGCTTCAGCAAGAGCTGTTGAAGCATCTGTCGGAAGCGCAGTTGCGAGAGGCGCGCGGTAGATTGCTCCTCCGACCTTCGGCTTTCCGGTTGTAACGTTCGTTACTGTACTCATTTTTATACCTCCTCAAAATAGGTAATGTTAAATACCGCCTGATAGCGATATCGTTTTGTTTCTGTGTCTGTGTAGTTGTAATCGGAATTCAATGACACCCTTGACACGGAATCCAGATTATCAGGGGCGGAGAGCATGGCTTTTTTGCATTCCAGATTCCTGGATGCCGCCGCTTCAAGTGAATTCCCATAAGACTGGACGGCGAACACAGCAGTGTTGATTTTGTTTGTTCCTCCTCCGCCTGTCTTTTCAAGGATTCCGTATTCTTTTGGAGGATCTTCAGGTT